GAACCTCGACTTGCCCGATCTGACCTGTCGCTTCGACTCCGGTCGCGGCAACATCGACCCCCAAACCAACAACGACCGTCCCGACGAAACCGTCGGCAAATACGCCGGTCGGACTTACCGTTGCGCCCCCCGTAACTGTTGCCGAGCCAACCTGACCTGTCGCTTCGACTCCGGTCGCAGAGACAATGGCGTCCGCTTGTACGCTGGCTGTCCCGACGAAGCCTGTTGCGGACACGCCGGTCGGACTTACCGTTGCGCCCCCCGTAACTGTTGCCGAGCCAACCTGACCGGTCCCGGACACGCCTGTAGCGGAAACAACTATGTTCGGGTCAGGTCGGAGAGCAAGGGTATACGACGCCGACGAAAATTGGCTGCTGTCCGAGTCGGTAAACGTGAACGCTCCGGGATTGAATGCCCCAGATGTCCAAGATGTGTAAATGCCGGAACCGATTGTCGAATCGTTCGTGGAGTTGGGACCCCCCACCGACTGGAAGTTCGACAAATCCGGAGAAGAATAGGTATCCACCCCGCTGTTGTGAGCCCCTGCCCCACCTGCGACTATCCATGCCCCCGCAGTCACCGGGGTGATCGCAGCCGGGTTGGCCAAAACTGAACGGCCGCCAGTTGCAGTTGTGGACGTTACATCCAGAGGTGTTGAGGAAGAAACCCCTCGAAACACATGCAACGAAACCGAACCGGCGTTACCTCCAGCGAAGGTCTGGGACACGTTGACTACCGTGTCTGGGGTAGACCCCATGACTTTATAGCCGACGATCAGACGGGTTACATAGGTGTTGTTTACAGTCAGCCGTGTGAGGTTTGTATAAGAGCTGTTTACGGTTATGGCCTGACCGCCTGCGGTCCCCGACCCTGTCCCGTAGAACACGACGACAAGATCGCCAGCTGACGGAGCAGTATCGCTACCTCCCGTCAAAGACGTAAGAGCGACGTCAGTCGTCGTTGAAGTGGAGCCGGTAATCCCGACGGCGTAACCGCCTACATAAGAGATGGGCACGGGTCAGCCCTCCCTTAGTCGTTCGCAGCGTCCGAAATCGCGTCAGCTTCAGCTTGCGTCATCATGTTGATGGATACCAGATAGCCCAACCCCTCCCGCGACGCAGCGCCATGGGGGTTGATTCCGGTGGCCTCTTGGGCAGCCATCTCGAGGAGAAGCATGAAATCGTCGATAGCCGGATTGGAAGCCCGAGCCATGCGCGCCTGAACTCGTGTCCCAGCGGGGAGTTGAGCCATGTACTCAGAGATCGGAATGCGATACCTCGAATCCCGCGTCATCCGCCACTCAAACGTCAGTGTCGCCGGATTGACCCAACCCGTCGTGATCCAACCGTCGCGCTTCGGCTCCTCAGCGACGTCAACGGTCACACCAAGGGCGACAGCTTCCGCCCCGAGGCGGTGCGGGCTACGGTGCATGGATGTGACCTTTGCCCATCCGCCTGCGTCCATGTAGTCCCAAAAGACGGTGTATTCGACCATCGGGTCTCACTCCTCACGCAATACGGATGATGGCGTTGGACGCATCTGCCGTCGGAAACTGGATCGTGAACGTGCCGGTCGTCGAAGTCTTGTCCGAACCGAAGTCCAGAACACATACCGTCGGGTTGGTGTAGGTGTGGGCCGGGGTCGTGTTGTAGATCAGCGCACCGCGAGCGGTGATGGTCGCCGAGGTGAACGACAGGTCCGCGAAGTCGGTGAACGCCGTGGTTCCGGATGTAGTTGGATCAACGTTGGTAAGGGTGCCACCACCTGCCGAGTAGGTACCTGAGTTGCCGACTTCGTTGGTCGCAGTGTACGCCGTCGTGGCAGCTGTGAAGCTGGCCGAGTTGGTGTAGAGCGCCAATTTGAAGGTGTCGCCACCAGAAGCGCGAAAATCGTGCACGCCTTCGAGGAGCTCGTCCTTGAAGCTGGTGCACATGAAGTTGCCGGTGAATGCCATGTCAAAGCCCCCTGATCATCTGAGCAGCGACCTCAAGTCCCGCCTGCTCAAGTTTCGTTACGACCGTCGCACGGTCTTCGACTGCCGCCATCCTAACATAGTGCAGCACGACAGCCAACATCTGTTCCTTGAAGGCTCTAGCCTGCACGGCAATCTCGGGCGGCGCGCTATCGGCTACGCGGATCAAGCGATCCACGCAGAGCTCTGCGATCTGTTCCGGGCTGTGGCCTCCATTGCTGGAGGTCATCACGTTAACGAATCCGGGTGTTGCTAGAGCGAAACTCATTTAACCCCCATGCCTGACATAGTTCCATCACGGTAATCGTCGCGTTTGGAACGTAGGTCAATGCCAAAGAGCTGCAACATGGCTTCGTTGTACCGCTGCGTGTAGAGCTGCAGCATATCGGCGTCGCCCTTCAGGTACGTGTAGGCTTCAACAAGCGAGCCGTAGAGCAGGGCGGTTTCGGCGTTGTCTCCGAGCCACGAAGTGCTCGTATCCACGATGGACGGCGGGTCGTAGTAGTAATGCAGCTCGACGTTGTAGTTGGCATTCGGCGTTGGCCCAAGGATTAAGTTACCTTGAGTAACCCCAGTCTGGTCGCCGTCAAACTGCGCGTAGTACTTCGGAAGACCCGACGTGCTCGGACCCGGATAGGCTTCCCGGATGAAGTTCACATCCTTGTCGTACAGGTAGCTGTAGTTCCCACTCCCATCGATGACAGCAAGTGAGAACACCGACAGGAAGTCAGTCGGGCGTGCGAGGTATTGGTTACCAGAAGTAACCGTACCGGTGACGTTCTTGCGCAACTCCGGAATCTGCACCGAGCGGTAGATGCGTTCCTCGGCCTGCTGGACAAACGTGGGGATGTTGGAGACGAACGACGTTTCGGTCGTCTCCAGATAATCCTGCAGAGCCTGTGTAAGCTGCGCGTAGTTCATGACTTACGCCTTGTACTTTCCGCCCTTGGAAGCAGCGCCCATGCCACGGCACTTGCCGCCCATGGCCATCTTACCGACACCATCAGCTGCGAAAGCCGGGACTTTCTTGCCGCCCTTGCTGACCATCTTGAGCTTTCCGCCAGCCTTATAGCCCTTGGCGGCGGCCTCCACATCCTTTTCGGTCTCGTAATCGCTGCGCGTTTTCGGGCGCATCGAAGACTTCATCTCGGCGGGGTTCTTCAGGCCCGCAGGGCGCGGCTTCGGACGCAGAGACGAGGCCATCATTCCGGCACCGGGGTTCTTGATCGACATTTTTACTCTCCATCCGTTGTGGTTACGGTTACGGTTCCGACAGAGCCTACCATATCCTGTATGGGATTCCAAACAGGGTTCCAGCCAAACAATCCGTTGCCCGGAGAGTAGTCTGGACGGGGGTCTCGCAGCGCCTGCGGGTCGTTGATTTTTACGCGACCAAGGAAGTTCTGGGGCTGATCCGGGTCAACAATGTCTCTACCAATACGGAAGCCGGTCTTCACGCCATCCTGATACTCCCAGACTAGGTCGGAGAGCTTATAGCGAAATCCGCTACGGTCGCAGATGCCGAAGGCGTGACTACCTTTCGTGTATGCGCTCATGGGTAACTCCCAAACGGCACGAACGAAACCGAAGACCGGTCGCGGTCTTCCATAGCGGCGAGGTCGAACTGCTCCTCGTAAATCTGCTTGAGTGGGAGCACGCGGTCCACAACTTCCGGTTTCTTCATGGCGATGTAGTACGCCAGACCGGAAACGAGCGCCGGGACGAAGCGGGGCGGGACCATGTTGGCATCACTGCCGATACCCGAAGCAAGACCGTCGATACCCTTCAAGCGGTAATAGAACAGCGTGTAGGTCTGGGAGTTGTCGGGCAGAGGCCACAGCGTGACCGTCGTGGACGTCGCAAGGCGATGCACAAAAATCTGCGTCGGTCTGCCGGTGATCTGCTTGTTGGTCTGCTGTGCGTAGGTAGAGACAGAGATACGCTCGAGCGCAGTATCTACCTGCGAAGTCCCAGTGCCGGTACGCAGCTGGTGCTCGATCAAGTCAATCGTCCCGGTCGGCATGGTGTACGTACCGGTGCCAGCCGTTAGCACTTGCGTGCCAGCCTCAATGGTAAAGAGGTTCAGACCCCGGTTTGCCCACTCAAGGGTCAGGAGGTTGAGACTGCGACGAGCCGTCTTCAAATCGTAGCCAGACCGCATCTCGAGACCAGCCCGTTCGAAGGCTTCCTCAAACAGCTCCGGCAGGTCGGGCACGATGACGGCCATGATCAGTCCCTAAATTTCGCGGTCTTCTTTGCGATCTTCTTAGGTTGTGCCACAAACTGCTTGCCTTTGCGAGTACCTTCCCGCTTGGCACGCGTGGTGGCGGCGTACTCTGCGGGCGACAGCGCGTCGCGCGCCTTCTTCGGCAGATAGCGTTCCCCAGTGGCTTTGGGACCAACCGTAGAGGGCTTACCGCTCTTGGTGCCCCAATCTTCCTTCGTCCACTTGGACATGGACTTCTGAGCAGCGGTCTTCTCTCCGGTGTAGCCGCCACCCTTGTCCTTGTAGATTTTACCGGCGAGCTGCATGGCACGGGCGGAATGCTTCCCACCCATCTTGGCTTTGGCTTGCGCCTTAGCCTGTTCCCACAGCTTTTCGTTCGTGCGGCCCACGACTTACTTGAACCCTTTAGCGCACTTGGCGCGGCGTTCGCAGTCTCCGGGGTTGCCGCACTGACGGCACGGGGTGAACTTCGGAGCTTCAGCGGAGGAGACAGGCTCCTCCACCTTGGCTACTTTCGGCGTGGCTTTCTTTGTCATCAGCGCATCGTCCCCTTGGTATGGCCCTTCATGCAGCAGCCGTCCATCTTGGCCTTGCCGCCTTTGGCGTAGCCTTTCACCATGCCGCCCTTTTTCATCGGCATAGCCATGGAACG